TCACCACTCATCAGTTCGTCATCGAATTTGTCCCACAACGCCCATATGGCAATGCCCATAATGCCGAGCGGAATAACCACAACAAGCAAGTAAAAAAGCCAATTTATGCCGATCAATTCATTCATCACGCGACGTCCTTAGGTGCAACACGATATGCAACAGAACCGACGTGGAACTCACCGCCCGGATGAACTGTGAGAGATTCATGGATGTTCAGATTTCCCTCGTTGTCCGAATCTGCAAGCCCAACAGTTCCGTCAAAAATTGCCTCGCCAGATTCGGCCGATGCGCGAAACCACACAGCGTCACCGCCTCCATGTGTGTTCGTGTCCGGGATCAACGGTGTTGAAATGATTCGCCCATCAACAGCAAGGTTGAACGCAATATTCGCAAAACGCAGCGTCGCCAACGGGTCACCTTCGGCGGCAGCGTCGGCAGATTCAGGCTTCGGTGTCGAGTAGACACGCAGGTATCCACTTGACAGGGATGCACCGACAGCATTCGCTTGGATGTCGCGGCATCGGGTAGATATCGTTTCGTTACGCATCAACTACCTCTACGCTCATCGAGCCGTCCGGATTCCGGCGCACAGTCTGGCTACGCGGTTTTTGTTCGGGCATTTGCAGGGTCAGGTTTATTTCCATGGGCTTGCGCTCTTCGGCCAGCATTGCGGTCAATGCCTTGGTCATGTCATCGGGCTTGTTTGCAGACACCACCACTGCGTCGATTCGCGCAGACTGTTCAGCCAACGCAGACGTCAACACCCCCGCCTGGTCGGACAAAGCCTTCTGCATCGCCTCGACAATCGGCGTCATGTCCGGAGCAGCAACACTGACAACAGGAGCTGGCGCGTCAGATGGGATATAGACGGTCTTCTCTACCACCATGGACTTGACCAGCGGCTTGTTGAAGATAATCTCGCGCTCATCGGCCAGGTCTTCGTCGTCTGCGTCCTGGATATCGCCAGCCAGGAAGTGGCGCTTCTTGGTCAGCGGATCCTCGACCATTGCGCCTGACTCACCGCGTTCTACAACGTGGTACTGGCGGTCGGCGCGCTTTTTGTGTCCCCGGAAAGTGTCCCAGAGCGAGCCGGCAGTCTTGCCGTCGCTGCCCTCTACCGTGAATCCATCCTTGCCGATAGCGCGCACGCGACCTGATGCGACACCAGAATCTGGATGGCTGTAGAAGACCTCATCATCGATGCCGACACCGTACTGGTTGGCCTTCAGCATCGATTCATCGAGATCAGACAAGGATTTTTTCAGATTATCGCCATCCCTATTGCCGTCCCTGCCGTCGTCCACAGCACCACCATCAGCACTATCTGCAACACCACCGACGCCGTTATCGCCAGCATCACCAGTATTTTCTTTGTCTTCTCCTGCATTTTCTTCTCCACCTTCCTTGAAATCGGGGTGTTGCTCGTCGCCGCTTGTGTCCGGTCCTTGCTCGGCCTGCTGCTGTTGCTGCATGTCGTTCATCCAGGCACCGACCAGCGACGGGTTGAGCGGAGCCTCGCCCCAAACAGAATCGATCTTTTCGTAACCTTCCTGCGCGCGAACCTCGTTGACAGACAGGATCGCCTTCTTGAGTTCGTGACGCTTTTCCTGGTCAACCTCATCCACACCGGTCCAGCGGAAGACGTACTTGTCGCCAAAGTCGGCCAGGACGTAATCGGTGAACAGGTTTTCAAAGTAGGACAGCAGCGGGCGCAAGCCCTTGTCTTTGGAGTCGGCCAGGCGCTCGGCCGTATCGGATCCGGATAGCGCAGACTTGCCTGAACTAAATGACTCGAAATTGATCTCGTCCGGCGCGATGCCGTAGACGGCGCAGATGATCGACGCCAGGAATGTCATCCATTTCGCGAAGTACATCTCGTTGAATTCGACACCGAAGTTCTCGAAGCTGGCCTTACTCTCCTGGTCCTTCGAAATCATCACCGGCACGGTCCAGGAGTTGTTGACCCCCTTCACCATCGAGTTCCAGTAACGCTTGAACGCCGCCAGGTCGTCCGCGCCGTAGTTGCCGGTCATGTGCAGCACGCCGCGCGGTATGGAGTTATCCGAGAAGCCCCGGATGTTCAACGTCATGGCATTCAAGAAGCCGGTGACAACACGTACAAGCAACTCGGTCTCTGACAGGCCATAGCCAGCCGTGAGCACGTTCGACTGCGGGTTTCTCGGCTCGTAGATCAGGTCGTAGTGCGAATAGGCTGCCCGGATTTGACCTTGGATAACCTGTAGCCCGAATATCTTGTCGTCGCCGCGATAGCCTTCCTCGGAGCACAAACGAATGGTCGCGCCGTCAACCGCGTACAGACCATCGATGCCCAGGCTGCGGTCACGCTTGAATTCCGTCTCGATGGCACAGGAGTCCATCACCAGCGAGTCGCGGACAACCTTCGCCATAAAACTGCTGAAGGTGTCGCGCCCGAGAATCTTCCGCTTGCGAGGATTGAACTCCCACCCGCAGTTCATGAAGAATCGCTGAAGGAGTTGAACGGATTCGTCCTCGTCCTTGGTCAACTGGTGCGTTTTGTCGATGTGGTTGATTGTGAAGCCAGGCCCGTCACCGGACTCCTGGACCTTGCAGAAGGCGTTGACCTGCCGGATCCGGGTCAACATCACCGCACCGAGAACGGGAGTCTGGTCGACCATGGCGCGCAGCATGTCGAAGGACATATTGCCGGGACGCTCGATGTAGTCACCTTGCAGGGTAATAGTCAGGTCGTCGATCTTGACCGACTGCATGCCTCTGTTTCCTGCGTTTTTGGATGGGAACGGGATGACGTTGGCTTTGAGCATTTGCTGCTCGCGCCAGAGGTTCGCCACATGCTCGATCATCGGCCGGATATTGTCGGAATGGACGATATCGGCCCGCGAGATGGAGGCGTTCTGCAATTCCGACTGGGCGTCGTAACGCTCGTCGGCCGGCGCGCGGGAATCGAAGGCTGGTGAAGTCATGCATGGGATAGTTGCGTCACGACTTATGTGCCCGCATGCCACATTACCAGGCGGGCGCTGGGGTCAAGGAGCGCGGATACTCTTAGCCTCACGTGCCATCTAGTATCCGCAGATAGCAACGTCCGATGTGGCCCGGATGATGTCGCGGTAGGAATGAAGATGGCGGCTCATCATTCCGTCACGACGTCCGGCGAGCGAAATAATCGCAGGCAATGTCGTCTGACTTGACCCGGCAGACACGCTCAGAACAGCGAAGATCGGCCTCATACGAACAGCCGCCACAAGTGTCGGATGTTTCAGGCGTGATCGTCTTCCCAGGCATACCGTTGATGGTCTTCAGGACACGCCCCTCTTTGATGTTGGGGATGAATATTTCAACCTGCGAACTTCCCAAGAGTTCAGCGAACGAACGAGACAGCCCGTCAACCTGATCGTCCCAGGTGCCATTCGGGAACATTCGCATTTCAGAGATCATGGCGTCGTTCCAATCCGCTTTAAGCATCATCACATTGCCGACGTTTACCTGGCTGGCGAAAGGCTCGGCGCGCGTGACCTTGCTCCCGGTTTCAGGCGAGGTTTTGACCGTGTAGCCGGCGAGCTTGCGCACCAAATACTTGATCTGCGTCACGCCTGCCTGGCCCGGATCTTGGGGAATGGATATGCGACAGGAATCTCCGTCTCGCGCCGCCGTGTTGACCAGCGCAGCATCGCGGTCGTCCGGCCCGACTCGGATGCGCACCATGTCGGCAATGATCAGCCGCCCGTCCGGCAGCAGGCCCAGCTTCGGCCCAGCCGTCCAGTCTCCCGTCGTAGTGCTGGCAAAGTCCCAGCCACGAACCCAATCAATCGGCCCAACCGGGATCGCCGTAACGACCTGGATGTTGTCCGGCTTGAAGATACCTCCATCCAGCGGAGACGGTCGCTGCATGTATTGGCCGGCGAAGGTGTACGGGTCGGCATTTTCCATCTGCCGAAGCATTTCAATCGAGTGCTTCTCAGGCCAAAGCGCCTCGCCTTCTGGCGTGATAGCAGGCAAGCAAATATGCTCCCACTCTTCCCCGCTGCCGCCGTTCAGCAAAAAACCTGCCATATCGTTTTCGTGGAGTCGCTGCATGATGACGACAACCGGTGTCTCTGGAGAGTTCGTCCGGCTTGCAATCGTGTTCGTGTACCGGCGATTGATCCGCTCCCGCATCGTGTCGGAGAACGCATCGTCCGGCTTAAGTGCGTCATCCAAAATTATGCACCCAGCAAAACCATCGGCAGGGCTACCATTACCCGAGTAAACCCGACCAATGCCACCCGCACCGAAGCCGGTAATCGCGCCACCGGCTGCCGTTGCATACAAGCCGCCGCGCGCCTCAGTCATCCATTTCTTCTTCGAGTCGCTATCCGTCCGCAGTGACATAGGGAAAAACCGCTGAAACTCTTGCGATTTGATCAGATCACGTATTGCAGACGAGTTATCGAGCGCAAGGTCGTCAGAGTACGAGAGGTGGATGAACTTGGCTGCCGGATTGTTCGCCATGCACCAGGCGACAAACATTTTTACCGCTATCTCGGTTTTGCTATACCGAGGCGGAATATTGATGATCAGCCTGCGCGTTTCCCCACGCACCACCCGCTCCAAGGCATCAAATATAACTTTTTGGTAAGGCACGACAACGAACGGCTTGTTGTACTGCGCCTTGAAGAAGTACCGGACAAAGAACCCGAAGTTTGTCAGAAGTTCTGCATACAGCAGCGTCGCCTTTTGTGATTCAG